AAAAAAATACAATATGTTGTCAGTGAGAGACGAATTAGCGCAGATAGGTGTAGAGTATACTTTGGCTTCTAAGGGGGAAGTTGAGTTTCCTTTTGTACCGTTGAGTGAACTGTCATTTATGAAAAGAGGTTTTGTGAAACATGGAATTTTTCCATGTTGGATGTCACCTTTAGAATTAGACACAGTTATGGAGACAGCTCGTTGGGCAGAAGGGGATGTGTTAAGCGTGGTTGATCAGATGGCACGTTTTAACACTGTGTTGCTGGAATTGACTATGCATTCTCGAAAGAGCTTCGAGTTAGTTCGAAACCGTTTTAGAGAATATTGTGAATTATTTAAGCAAGGACAGGTTACTATAGATGATGAGAGAGTCTTTTTGAATTTTGATGCGAACTTATTATTTACATATGATAGATGTGAAGAAATTCTTTATCCTGAGTATTGTAAACCTCTGGAAGATCTTGCCAGTGTTATTGGGAAAAAGCACGAGGTATTGCTCCATGGGGGCTCAGACAATTAGGTCTATAAACTAATCCCACCTCACCTGCTATATTAATTCGTAAACCAGGTGTTGTATTTAATGAATTGCTCAATTTAATAATAATAACTTTGAAGTGTTAAACATGTTAAGTGATTTGTGTTTCTTAGTGCAATATATGTACCCTCAAACACATGAAATAAAAGAAAAAAAAATAAAAATTAGAAAAATAAGGACTAAAAATAATTATAAACCACAGATGTCCGTAATTTCGGAGTACTTGGGAAGTTTTGAGCCACAAATGGAAGGAATTCCAGCTCAAAATAAATTGGAAGAAAATGAAGGAAAAGAACAAGTGGAGCAAACTATCACAACTTTTGATGATGCTCATATTAAACATCAACCTAACGAAAACGTAGATCGTTATGTTGTGAATAATACTATGCCCTTACCTGATTTGAACCAGTTTTTGTGTCGACCTATTTTTATAGCTTCCAATGTTTGGTCTACAACTGATGCAATTGGTGTAACTAAAGGCAATTATGCTTTTCCTAATGTGTTGTTTACTAACACTATGATGAATAAACTTGAAAAAATTGCATTTTGGAAACCTGATATTGAAATTTCCATTCGTATGAATGGAACTCCAATGCATTTTGGCAGATTAGTTTTTGCTTGGATACCTCAAGCAAATACATTGAACCCGTCTTATTATACTTATTATACTAGTATGTTTAGTAATAAATGGATTCAAGTTTCAGCTTCTACAAATCAAGTAACGGTTATACGAGTGCCATTTACACATTATAAGGAGTTTATTTCTATCGGTAAACAAGATGAAGATTTATTCACATTGTTTTCGTGGGTTTCTGTACCTTTATCTTCGGTTAATGGTGCTGCTCCCAATATACAGTATACTATATACGCTAGGGTTGTTGAACCAAATTTAATTGGATATAATGTAACTACTAATTGGACAACTCAAATGTGGGAACCCCAAGTTGGTGAAGCAAAGCGAGTGCGTTCGCGTAATGCTGGAAAAACAGAGGCAGAAGAGAAAACCCGAGGAGGAGCAGTTATATCCGATAGTGTAAATTCTTTAAGTGACACTATTTCGCTGTTTGATTGGGTTCCTGTGGTAGGCAATTTTGCGAATCCAGTGGCTAAAGGTGTTAAATTATTTGGTTCAGTACTTAAAATGTTTGGATTAAATGTCCCAGTTAATTTAGATAACACAACTCCTATGCAAATTCGACAACCTCGTCTGTTGCAATTTGAGGATTGTCCAACAACAATGGTTCTTGGTCCAGTTGCTGATGGCGTTGCAGTTAAAGATTATGCGTTAGTTAATGATTCTATAGAAGCAGCGTCTATTTTGAGGTATGTTCAAAGGCCCGGTATTCATTATACTGGAATTATAACTAGTTCTGATGCCGCTGGTACAAACGTTTATTATCAAACGGTACATCCCATGAATTATGGATGTGGAGATTATTTGAATGCTTTTGACCCTGTTGATTACGTGTGTCCACCAGTCATGTTTATGACTAAGTACGCCGCTTATTGGCGTGGTGGATTAAGATTTCATGTATCTTTTATAGCTTCACATTTTCATTCATTGCGTGTAAAAATTTGGTATATACCATATCAAGCTGGAACACTACAACAAACACCACCTAATCCTACTGAGCTGCAAACAACTGATGTTATAAGCACGGTGTTAGATGTTACTAAAGAAACTGATTACAGTTTTACTATACCTTATTGCCAACAATCGGAATGGTTGATAGTTGGAGATCAATTCTTACCTTACAATACTAATTATAGTAATGGTTATTGGGGAATCCAAATTGTTAATGAGTTAACGAGTGGAGCTGCTACTGTTAACCCTATTTATTATCAAGTGTTTATTAGTGCAGCAGCTGATTTTCAATTGGCAGGACCTAATGCCCAAGGTATGGAAGCCTTCGGTGTTTTTTCACCACAGTCTGATTTTCCAGTGCTTGAGTGTGAAGTGCCTTCAATGTCAATGGAATGTTTATTAACTAAGGATTATCCATCTATTGGTAATGTGGGTTCTGGAGTTACTAATCATGGAGTCTTTAATTTTATTGAACTCACTGGTATAAAACAATTGTGTAACATGTTGTGTCCTTACACGTGGTATAGACCCACTAACATATCAATGACGGTACCCTCTGGTTTTAGATTTAATCCTCTTGGTACATGGCCATCTTACGATATTTATCGCTCATATCATTGGTTGTCAAATATGATGGTAGCCTTTCGCTATTTTCGAGGTGGTCTTAGGTTCCATATGAGAACATTAGACCCTGATGCGGTTTGTCAAGTGCATGTGGAATATGCAGTCCAAAATGGAGTTGGTTTTCAAGGTCCGCCAATAACAATTGGTGATATTAATGCTATGGGAGGTGGAGGTCAACTAAATAACGCTAATGCTCAGTTTGCAAAAATGAGTTTTAACCCAGCAGATATGGTTTTACCTTGGTATTATTATTGGAAATGCGCTGCTACAGCAGTGTCAGTTTCGCCACCAATAGTTAATGTAAGAGCAGGGCCAACCGCGGTTATAGGAGTTCTCACTGCTGCTACAGGTTTTCCTGCAGTTAGTATCAATATAGGTGGTGCAGACGATTTTATTTTAGGATTCCAGCTTGGTGTGCCGCTCTTTACTAATGTTTTGCCTACATAAAAGGCTATGTTTTTTAGTCGTTGCTATTTACGACTTTTTGTGCTAAACAAAATTTAAAAATAAGAAAGATATTATTTAAAAATATTTATTTGTATATCCTTGTGGTTGCCTCGACGCTGAAGAAATTTACACAGGGAGTTTGTTTTAACAACTCCCATGTGGAGTTTTTAAGCTTATGGAAAATCACTTGCACCTTAGGTGGAAGGATTTTTAAAAATTTTCATACGAAAAAAAAAAAAAACA